GGCGGCGGCGGGTAGGGCATACAACCAGCGGTCTCCTTGGCAGAAGAACTGGACACCAGCCGACTTCTACTGGAGGCAGTTCAAGCACATAGAACACCGCCTTGCTCCACTGCTAATGGACGTAGACTTCACTGGATACGACCCTAAAACTAGCATAATGGAGTAGACCATGGAAGAAATACTGAAAGAACTGATCTTGCAGGCACCATGGGGAGTGGCTATACTGGTAGTAGTACTGGCTTTCCTGAGGCACCTTGCCAAGTATTCAGGCTATATGCCAAGTGGCTAAGGCGCTGGCTAGGCTAGAGGAGCGAGTGGAATCCATGCAGCAAGAACTAAGGAGTAAGTGATGAAGTTTGATAAAAAGTTGTCGGGAGTAGTTTTGTTCTGGGTCATGATCCTGGGCGTATGCTTTATTGTAGCCACGTCAGGTTGTGAGGTGATCAGAGAGGTCGTGCTTGACGCTGACGGTGTGCCCACAGGCGTCGAGACGGTGGTCGTGGAGGGGCCGGGCGGTGACATGGTGGCTGTCGGCCATGAGGTGGTCGAACGTCTAGCACCCCTGCTACCGGAGCCCTGGAACACAATCTTCACTGCGCTGGCTGCTGGCTTCACTGCTGTGTTTGGCACATGGGTGTTCAGGAACAGAAAGAAGAAGTAATGTCTGTGTTTGGCAAGTTACTAAGAGGGCTTGGCTTTGGGCTGGGCAGGGGTAGGGCCTCAAGGAAACTACGTGGCATTGACACCCCCAAGGCTAGCCTCAAGAGTACGTACGGTGCGAAGACACCTCGTACACCTAAGACTAAGACTACAGTCCCAGCAGTAAGCGTGACCTATGACCCCCAACTACTCCCCATGAACCTAATGGCCGACGACATTCCCATCGCACGCCTGGGCAGTTCTGCGACAGGGAATAGAATGCCACCTGAGTCAGGGAATAAATGGTTCAAAGGGAAGCCCTCCAGGGAAACCACCTACGCAGACTATGTGGATGAAAACGTTAAGGACTGGCTCAATCAGGCCAAGGTGCCCTACCCAGTACACCCAAGGACTTGGGAAGTATTCGCTGGAGAAGCGCATGATCAGGCGGTTTCACTACGCCATTTCTTCAATGAGTCAGCGAAGATTACCGGAAAAGTAGCACCAAGTCGTGCTGTCCGCATGGATATTACCCGGAAACTAGCCGATAGCCATGGTAAACTACTTCGACCTACCTCGGAGGAGTTAAAATACATGCGACCAATGGCGGGCGAGAAGCGAGACCAGATCAGGATAATAGCGAACCCGTTTGAAGACATGGAATATATATTACTGCGTGCATTAGAGAAACAGAAGCGACCAATATATCGACCCGCTGCCCAGGCGGAGATCGCTGAAGTACCAGCACCCTCAGCCATCAAACATACTGCTGAGTTTCGTAGGGGAATGGCCAAGCATGGCGGGGATCCCTCCGAAGTAACGCTGATCCAGTTTGGTAAGCCAGTAAAGAAAACTACCAAGCCGTTGCAGTTGTCCGAAAGGCTACGCAGTTTCAAGAAGCAGAAGGCAAAGACAAGGGCGAAGAAGATCGCGAAGTATGGCTTGGCTGGAGCCGTGGTGTATGGCTCAACACCTTGGGGCAGAGGTAAGAAGTGATGGCTAAGCAGTTGGCAAAGTGGAAGCCTTACAAGTGGGTGCCTGAGCGTAAGAAAGAGCCAGCCCACCGCAACATACTTGCGTCACTCAACTACATAGGGTGGATAGGTGCTAACAAGAAGCCTGCCCTGTCCGAGGCTCATAAGGATATTCGCCCGCATAACATAGTCATGAAGGGCACACCCTTAGAGGGGAAGCGGGAGCAGACGGCATTCTTGCACGCCCTCTTCGATGCACGCACCCCAACTAACACTAAAGGGAACGTTAGGCCTAATGACCTTGCATTCGTTGCGAAGTTGCTTGCTGCGACAAGGCACTACGAGGGCGGTAGCGTAAGCCCACGACCAGGAAACATAATGGGTGAGAAGGCACCAGGGTCAATGGACGTGCCACACCCAGCGTTCAAAGATCCTCGCACCGCACTGTATAGAACACAGTTCGGCTGGACAGCAGCGGCTATACAGAACAGAGTAGACGAGGCAAGGAGGGCAGGGACCAGCACTGCACACATGGATATATTCAAAACCCATGTCAATAGACGAACCCCTGTAGAGGGAGCAGACGACGACCCTAATCAGGTGAACAAAAACGCATGGCCTATTGGTAGTGCAAAACTAAAAGAACTAATGAAGCAGCAGGAAGAGATCGACCGCTCACAACTGCGGGGGATTCAGAGGTTCAGGGAGAAGGAACGACAGCGTGCCTTCGGTGCAAAGTAGGGAGAGGCCGATTGGTATTCAGCCCCTCCCTGTCCATTTAGCGCCATATTCCCAGGTGTTCCGGGTCGGGTCGGTTGCTCCGGAGCCCACAGCGGGGCGCACAGGCGCTCGAAATCTCCATTATCTTCTGCGAGTCGTTGCGTGACTGAGCCTGTCGTTCCCTGACGCAGCCTCACTCACCCCAGAAGCCTCGTTGCCATCGTCGTCCGTGTCAACCGACACACCACACAGCCCCTGCACCAGCCACCTACGTGCGTACGTGTGGAAGGAGGCGAACTGGTGGACACCTGTCTGCTTCGGGCAATGCACCACAGAATCCCGGCTGTCAGTGCCGTACGCCAGTACCGCTGTGATGTAGTGGCCGTCACGCTCACGCTTGTTGCGCACGATAGTACTTGACGACCCGTCAGTGTGATTGATCTGCTCCTCCTCCGTGTAGTCCATGTAAGCAGGCGACACCTCAGTGTGCAGGGATAGCCCATGCCTGGACAACACCTTACGCACGCTCTTGAGCAATGCGCCAAGGCTTACGTACTTGCTGCGGAAGTGAGTGTTCTCCATATCAGCAGCAGCATCCGCCAACTCACCCTGTGCCATGGCCAATGCCTCACATAGGTTCTCAGGGATCCTCACCACTGCCTTCTGGGTTTGACTCTCTCGCTTCTGCGTCATATCTAGTCCTCCATTTCGTCAAGGGCCTCTCTTAGCCCGTCCTTTAATGTAGTCAACAACTTCTCCGTATCTGCAACGTCACGGAAACACTTGTCGAAGTCGGCGGTGACCTCTGACTGTGTCTCCCCTACTACAAGGTGTGTCTCTACTGACTCGGTCTCTAGTTTGCCGAACCAGTTGACGTTTACCGTTATCGTCAGTTCTGCATACTGCTTACCAACCCCGTTCACTATCTCCCTTAGCATTGCCTCTTGGTCTAGTTCCTTGAAGGCACGGAGTAGTTCCTCTCGGTAGGGTACTTGGTTGTCACCAAGAGATTCAAAACCTTTACGTGGTTTCATCTGGGTCCTCCTTGATCTTGAGGGATCGGTAAGTGGACGCCGCGAACTTCTTTGTGTACGCCTTACGCTTACGCTTGTGGTACCTGAGCACCCCGCCGCCGTAACTACCCACCTCTGCATCGCCAAGGCTCTCAAGCAACTTCATCTTTGCTTCCTTGAGCACCTTGCTTGCCTTGCGGTGGACAGCCATAGCCGCTTGGTAGTCTTCAACCAACTTGTCGTCTATCGGTACCACCTTGTCGGGCACACGCTTCATACGCTGTATGGTTCGTGGTGCAGGTGTAGTATCAGCAGGTGGCACCCCCGCAAGGACGTTATCCTTCCAGAAGTCACCGCACTGCTCAACTAGCCTGCTGATTATGTCCTCGTCACGATCTACTACGTATAGTTTGAAGGCAAGAACAAAGTCAGGCATGAGGCATGGCACCCACACACGGTCAAGTCCTGTGACAAACATCTGCCACTGCACCTGAGCAATGTAGTGTATGGGTATCTGGTCAGTACTCTCTTCACCCCAGCCATCACACATACTGGTAGTCTTCGCTTCGATTGCCTCGTTTGTTCCGACAATCAATGCGTCGAGAGTAGCACTGGCCCACTTGTGTTCCTTGTGCACCCTGAACTGGTTGCGCTTCACCTTGACACCAAGCGATTGGGCTGCAAAATCTATTACAGAATCCTCAAGAAGTATGCCAGCCTGTATCGCCTTGTTAACTGTGTCCTTGGTGTCCTCAAACTCAGCAGTCTTATCGTAGTACACGTCAGACGCTGTCTTCCACGGGCTTACACCTATGATTGCCGGGACGTCAGAGGCACCGATATATTTCCTGCGCCTGAGACGGTGTTTTCCTGTTAATGACACGACTCTTACTCCTTCATGGGCTACGTATCCGAATCGGTACTGTGTCCAATGAGACAGGTTACAATAACACTAGCCACTACTAACGCTAGTGCCTGGAATGCAACCTGCTCACTGGAAAACAGCACAGCAAGGGGAAGAACGGTCAAACACAGGAACAACATGATGATTGCTCCTGCGAAGTACAACTATGCCACCTCGCG